CACTGCGGATTGCCGTACTTCTTCATGTAATCTTCATTTCCGATTCGAGCCGCACAAACCATGTGAACATTTTTCCAACCGACACGGTCATCGTCTGTTGATTCGCTGTCGATAATAATATCTTCGGGGTCTAATACTTTTCTTCCGATTGCAAGATTCCAGTTATTTGCAATATACCGTTTCATTTGCCATTCGTTCAGAAAAGTTTTTGCTTCTTTCATGGCATCTTCCAAAGAACCACGATGAGGTCTATAAACAATCATACGTCAATCCTCCAAGAAATCTTTCAACTCAGTTCTTTTCATCCAATACGGACTTTACAAGTTCTTCAATTTCTTCCAAATTGATGATTATTTCATACCATCCTGCTGAATGCCCTCTATCGTAAGCGTACCCCCAAATTTTTGCCGCTTTCTTTTCTGAAATCCCAAAACCGACTTCTTCTTGAATTGTCTTATAAATCTCTGCGTAGATTTCATCCCTGCGCTTCATTTTCTCTTGATTCAGTCGCTTAACTTCATTGTCGTAATCATCGTTGCTCTTTTTCGCTTGCTCTTTGTTCCACTTTACCGACTTATCTTCGTCAAACACAAAATTCGATGGAACTCGCTTAAAACCATAAGGCTTGCATCCCATATTTGCCATTGCTTCATATTTCTGCCCAATGTCAATCCATACGTCATTCATCTAAAAAATCCTCCAACTCAATCTTCCCCTCTGCCGCAGCCACCGCCAGAGCGTACACGAACTGTCCAATCGTCATTCCGTGCCGTCTGGCTTCACGGTTGATGTACTTGCGTTCCTCCTCGCTCATAAGGATGGTAATGCGCTTAGAGCGCTTGCCGTCACCGCTTGCAACGCCTTGATGCGATTCCGGCATCGGGATTTTTTTCTTTGTCAAGCCAGCTTCTGCTAGTGCGCCGGATACATCGCCTTGTTCGATAAGACGTTGAACTTCTTTCGCCTGTTTCAGCTTCTTTGGCTTACTTTCGCCTAACACGGCATCACTCGGCTGTCTTTCGCCGTCTTTGGCTTGCTTCGGCTTAATACTACTTAATTCAGCTTCACTTGGCTGTGCATGGCCGTCTGTGGCTTCACTTGGCTTAATCGGTGCTTGTTCGGCATTATTCGGCTTTGTTTGGCTTACTTCTTCTTCCTTTGGCTCACTTTGGCTTAATGTCTGCTCCGAAAAAATAGGCTGGAAGTCAAACCCA